CCGTACGTCACAGCGTTGGTATTTCCAGGTTGCGCTCCCCTATATCGTTCCATCACAAAGTCTCCGCCACCAGCTTTGCATACCCAGCAAGGTCATCCCAGTGATCTTTGTGGTCGGGGTTGCCGCAGAGAATGCGGGCGAACTTCGTACACATAAGATCAATGCTCTCGCGCTGTACCGCAGTGAGGTTCCCAAAGCCGTCGTGGTGCCGGAACACTGTCTTAAGGTGTTGAGCATACTCCGCGACCTTGACAAAATCTCCATGGGTGGCCTGTCGCGTGGTGAGGATTTTATCTCGGACAGGTTTCGATGCATAGGTATCAATGACCCCTTTCTCGATAGAGTCATCTGCAAGTGCCTTCAACTCTTCTGGTACGACAAATGGTTTCATCTGCATCTGCTTTCTCCTTTGGGAAAGAAACCGAGGGCCCATTTGCGGCGCCCTCGGTAGTTGCCCCCGAGGATAACACAACGGGGGTGAGCGGGGATTAGTCTATGCGGAAGGTGGACCCTACCCTCGAGAACACACGCTTGCCGTCTTCGCTGGCTTCGTGTTTGATGTTAATACCTACCTCACGGTTCGGTAGTTCTTCGAGAGCCTCGGCCATGCTCTTGCCAGCCATGTCCACTCCACAGTTGACCATAAACTCCTTCAACATGTTCGCCGACTTAGGCGTGATGTAGAAGGTGTTGTCGATCATCTGACCGGAGATGCTTTCACCATCAGCCTGAAATTCCGTGAGGGCGTCAGGATCGACATCATCCATCGGCGCTACGATCTTGTGCTGGAATTTGAGGAAGTCGGTTTTCTTCTTGCTGGACTGTCCCTGTTCAGGAAGGCCAATGATGACGGTATGGTAAGAGCCCATCGGCAAGACTGCCGGGGGCTTGATGTCGTCAGAGTTCATGTTCAGGATGTCTTCGAATTTGGTCATGGTTTGATCACGCTTTCGTATGAGGTGAGAAGGAGGTGTTGTCGTCGAGCATGTCTCGAATAGACTTAGCTGGCCAGGCTTGTTGGCCTTGGTGTTTCTCCTCTTCTTTGATTTCACGGTTGAGGAGTTCCTCAAGCCGTGTGGCAAGGTCTGTTGAGGCATATCCACGATTGACGCGAGATAGCGCCTCAAGAGCGATGGATAGGTTTTTGATTCTGAGTGTGGCATCACTCATCGCCAAGTAACCGCTTTCACAGCCCACATTTGAGCAGTTTGAGCTTCGGTTATAGCAATGGAACAGAGCCGAACCATCTCAGGATTATCACCTCTCTTGATATAGCCTTTGCGGAAGTCATCCATGTGGTCGATGATTTGGGCATAGAGCATTTTCAAGGTATGGACATCACCCATGCCGGATGGGTTGAAAGACAATCCTACGGCTTTTTCACCAAACGTCTGAGGTCTCTCTTCAGGCATCAAACTCTCCTTTGCAAAACTACCGCTTTGGGTCGTGCTACCACAGGTGCGGCTGGCTGTGGCTTAACCACGGGTTGGGCCCGTAGTGTTTCAAAGATCGTGGCAAGGCCCGTTTCAGCAGGAAGGGTCTTTGTCTCAAAGGCCTTCATCTTAGGCATTGCCAAGTCGATCATGGAGTCGCTTTCAAGCTGTAGCGTTCGCTTCCCAGCCATGTTGCGTAAGCGGATATAGACAGGGAAGTATTGAGGTATCTTTGGTGAGAGCTTCTGCCCTACTCCCTGCGGAAATATCTTCTGCCCGTCAGGCAATTCCATATACATGCCATGACAGATGACTATAACGTTTGTCTCGAAGGTAGATGAAGTAAGGTTGGCAAGGACCATCTCTATAGCGTCTTGTGATTGACCATAGATGGCTCGCCCATCCACTTCACCACTTTTTCCTGGTTTTATCATCTGTGCGTGGTAGTCATAGGCAGCGTCGCAGAGACGTGAGAGTGAGTCTAAAACTAGGATACAATCTGGGCCCCAAGACTTAGGTGGCCCAAACTCAACTAAGGCGTCGCCGTCTTGGTACTTCCAGTTATCCATCATCTTCATGGCATTGATGAAGGCCATGGCGGTACCATCAATGGCTGGGCCCAAAGGTCCGGCTTTGTATTTATCCCGTAGGGTACGAAACTCTACGTTGCCAAGCTTGTCAGGGCATTCCTGCTGGACAGCATACTTTAGAGAATCAAGTAGATTATCCATATCCAAAATGCGAAGCTGATAGCCAGCACGGACAAGCGATACCAGTGAGGTTGTCTTGCCACTTTTTGCGTCTCCTAAATAGAGGACCTTAACCAAAGAGTTGGATTTGTGGTCAGCTAGACTTGGCATTTTTGATGTTCCATGGCTTGAAGTTAAAGATCGACTCTGGTGTGATCTTGGACCAGTCGCCGTCGAAGCAGATAGCACGGTCGTCGATGGTCATGAACGCGGGGGGCTTTTCAGAAGCGAACTCGAAGTCGGCATAGCTCACGTCCACTTCATGATTGAAGGGGCGCCCACTTCCATGAGCCCACTGGCCCCATTGATTCTTGAGCCAATGCCACATGGCTGCTTTCATATCCACATCCTTGCTGCGGGAAGAATAGATCACCAGCAGGAAGTGCTTTCTCATCACGCTGGCCCACTCAAAGAATCCAGGCGTTACTGTGCCATAGATGTTTCCATTGCACCAACCTTTTTCGTAAGAATGGATGACTCCGTCGAAGTCGATACAGATCGTTGGCTTGGGCATCAGCTGGCTCCTTTTGGTTCTTTCAACAGCACTTCCGTGTAGATAGTAAGCATGTCTCCATCACGCAGGTCGTACATATCTGTTTGGCACTTGATAGTGATAGTGGTTGGCGCTCCATATTGCGCCCCGATATGTATCTTCACATAGTGCGGCATGATCTCTGTGATTGGGGCCTTGAGAAGAGGGAAGATTACTCTGGTTTGTTTTGGCATCAACGGCTCCTTAAGGGGTTCCAGCGTTCTTCGGCTGGGAGTTGAGTGAAATCACTCTTCAGATAGTGCTCTCTCACACTTGGGTTCTTGGCACACACGTCCCTAAACCGACACCCACCGAACTTATCACAAGCTGTGTCGTTCATGGGCCAATGCTGAGCTTCAGCGAAGGCCTCGGCGGCGTTAAGATGGTATTCGAGATCGTTGAGCCACTCATCGATCAGATCATCACTACGATAGGTAAACCCCCGTGCAAACTTGGTGGTGAACTTTTCCAACCCAATCTGTGCCCCTTCAATACAAACCCCTTTGATCTCCATATCCATCACCACCTTCCCGGCGAAGGTGTAGAGGGTCATTTGATTGTTTGGGGCAAAGCCTTTGAACCAGTAATCACCGAGGGTGGAGGTTGTGGTTTTGTGGTCGATGACAAAAATATTATCATTTATGTCCACGACTCGATCGAGATGGCCACATAGAAGATATTGCTGCTCAGGATGCCCCACCGGACTGAAGTCCAGCTGAAACTTAAAGGTCATTTCAACGGCGGGACGCCCATTCTCCAAGATGACGGTTTTCGCGGCGTCTGTACGATAGTTATCGAAATAATCCACCACGAGTTGAAGGAGCGTAGTCGGGTTCTTATACGAACCAGCCTTAGTCGTGACGTCAGGGTCCCAATCCTTGATACGGATAAGTAGCTGCCGGATAGTTTCCCGCAAAGCATCTTCGAACGTAAGACCATCGGCGCGGAGGTTCTCGAAGTCTTGGATCGCGGCATGGTATTCTCCGCCGAAACGAAGGTGAACGGACTCGTCCTTGGCGATGTAGCCGCAGATCATGTGGTAGTAGTAGAGGCGGGGGCAGGTTTTGAGATAGCCAAGGGATGTGGAGTCCCAAGCGAATTGGATGAAGGTTCCTGGGATGAACGGAGATGGGGCATGGCTCTCTTCGATCATAGTTGCTCCAATAACATCTCGGCAAGCTTACGGGCGAGGTTGTAGATATCTTGTTTGTCCATATCTGCGACCGATAACACCGCAATTTTCATGCCTGTGCGTTCGAACAAGTCGTTTGGTGGAGGCACGATCATGTCCTTGGGGTCATAGATTATATGAAGTCTTGGCATCAAAACCTCCTTACGAATCCACCCTTTGCAAGTGGCTTTGGTTTATTCTCAGGCAACTTCACTGCTGAAGGCTTCTGTATCTGTGACATGAGCGCCTTGATATCCACCGCTGGGGCTTCGCCTGTGACCTTCTTAGCCTTCCCGCCAGCTTCACGCTGCATACGATACTTACGCTGGTGGGCAATTATTCTGTCCAAGTCCTCTCTAGGCAAGATCAATAACTCTTCCCTAGAACGGCTCATGAGTTCGTTCAAGTCGAATGCTGGATCGGTATCGCTCATCAAATAAACCCCTTTTCCAAAGCAAGCCATTCAGGCATGGTGAAGGTGCCGTCGTCGTTACGCTCGACTTGAGACTTGGGCACCCATTCAGTTTTGCTTCCGTCGTATATCTTCCAAGCTTTGTCGGTCTCGACTCTGATCTTGGCAGCGATGTCGATTAATCGATCTGTCATGGCATTTCCTTTAGTGCTCGTTTGCAGATGTAGAAGGTGTTGGAGGGGTGGGGCTGGAAGATACTCAGCTCTTCATACATGCCAAGGACCTTGCGGCACTCATAGAGAGCGTTAACAAGCAACCGTTTATCATCCTCGCTTGCACACTCAACCCGGATGCCGAACTCTTGGTCTTGAGCCTCTTCCCAGAAGTTTCGATATGAGAGTGGATCAGCCTTCGTCGCCATTTTCCATCTCACTCAAGAGTTCTACATCACTCGGGTTCAGCTGGGTGCGAATGGCGTAAACCCACCACCTGCCCTCGGTATCTTCTTTGAGCTTCAGCTGCATAGGGTCGTATTCACTCGCACCGTAGAGAGGCATGTCTTTCTCGTGAATTTTTTTATTCTCCTCACGATGGAGTTGCCGGGCTCGGTTACACCGCAACCGGAAGTAGCTTGCGTCTGCAAAGGTGCCGAGACAAACCCTCCCTCCCAAAGGGTCATCAACGACCTTTTCGACGAAATCTAGACAGTCACCGTAGGACTGTAGTGACGTTGGCATTGGCATTTTAGCGTTCCTTTACCATTCAATTTGCTCGGAGTCTATTTCAGTCAGCCTATCGCTGCTTCGGGTTGATATGACATAATCAAGGTTTTGGTTTTGTTCCGAAGGTTGCTTGCGGACAAGGTAAGGGTCCAAGTGGACCACGTTGGGCCACTCCAGGCCTTTGGCCTTATGTCCGGTGGTAAGAAGGATCGAGCCTTGCTGCTCAAAGATATGCTTTGCGTAAGCCATAGCGCCGCTAAGGTTCTTCCCTTGCTTCGCAAAAATGCGCATGCACTCGGCCATGTCTGAGGCAGTGGTTGATTCCTTCTCAAGCTTATCCGCTTCCCATTCGGCGATTGAGTCTAGGACCCCAGCTTGGCCGAGCGTTTCAGGCCCTAGCTTCTTCATTATTCCGATAAGCCTAGGACCAATATCACTCCCAGCAATAGAGATACTCCTGCCAGAAGCAAGCAGACGAAATCCACATGATATGAGAGGAGCATTATTACGGCAGATGATAGTGCTATCGTCAGCAAAGTCATCAACTGCAAAACGATTGGGCTTCTCAACGTGGCCTCCTTCGGTGAACCAGCGGAAGTGTGGCACACGCCAATGGACATTCTTAACGATAGCGGAGGGACAGCGGAAGCTGATGCTCAGAGGCAATCCCTCGCATTGGTAAGTCTCCGTCGCTTCCTTAATCCCTCCAGCTTTAGCCCCTCGGAATCCGTAAATATTCTGCCAAGGATCGCCGACGCCAATGAGCCGTCCACGCACGAGTTTGGAGAGTAAGGCGTGATTGACGGGGGAGAGGTCTTGGTATTCGTCAACAAGGACCAACGGAAACTGAGGGTATGATCCACCGAACAGTGCGGGCATGTATACCTGATCGTTAAAATCGATGTGTCCTTCGTATGCCTGCTTGATTGAACGTTGAAGGACGGTGTCGATGAGATCGGCGGTGAGGTCATCTGGTTGCTCGTCTAGGGCTTGGTGGAATTGAGATCGATTAAGTAATCGCTTGGCGGTAGGGTAGATACCTTCTGGAACGTAGCCGAGTGCTTTTGCAAGGCCGACTCCAGCGATGACTTCGTGGTAGACCCCCCAAAGGGTTTCTCGGTAGTTCCATGGAGCATCGTCGATAATTTGTTTAAGAATTGTGTTTGTCTTTCTTCCATCAACCGAAAGGTTTCTGGATTGGGATGCTGCCCATATTCTGTGGCCGCAACTATTAAACGTGCGAGCAGTAGTTGTAGATAAGACTCGTGTAGCTGGGTCATCTGAATGCCTCGGGTCAATTGGCTTCTTCTCTTTCTTCAGCTGGTCAAGGGACATTATCTTCGCAGCGTTCTCGGCGTTGAAGACTAAGTAGAGCGCCGTCTTGTATTCCTTCTTTGTCGCTCGTTCTGTAGCCAGAAGAGTGGTGCTTTTGCCTGTGCCTGCGAGGGCAGAGATCATGAGGTTGGATTTGGAGGATTTGGCCAAGGTTAGGATGGCGTCTTGTTCTTCCGTATTGGGCATGACTCTCACTTTCAGCTGATCAGTTTCCCTTGTGCAAGCTCTACGACCTTCTCGCGCATTCGTTTCATTAGCTCGGCCACAGCAAGCCAGCCAAGGGCCATTACGTCGTCTTGTTTTGTGCCTTCGGTTTTGTGCAGGTGGGCTGTGACGGCGCAGCAGTCTCGAGCTTCGTCAAGGTGATGCAGTAGCTTCACGAAGGTTTCAGAGCGGGTCACGACCCCGCCTTTGGTTGAGAAATTAGTTACCATCACAATCTCCTTGGTATGGTTGGCTTAGGCAAAGCCTTGAAGAGGGATTTGATATCAAGCTTCGGGGCTGGGCCGTGGGCGTAGTGATCGGGCCAAACTTCGGGCATAGGCGGCACGTTTTTTTCGCCAAGCAATCTTATGTGATCATATAATGGATGATCATAGTAGATTGCGTCTAATTCAATAGACCAATAAGGATAAGCCCTGTGCCCAGAGGTTGGAATGATCCACCATACCCAGTGATTGTCGCATTCGGTGCAATTAAAATCATCAGACTTGTCAATGCACTCAGGACACTCCATCTGTATCGCAATATCAAACGCGGCGCAGCCACAGACCTTGTGGGCGATTAGATAAGGTTCATTCATGTTACACTCAGGTTTCTGTTCTGGCTCAGGTGCCATAGCAATATCCTCTGCGGAGATGTTAAACTGTGGCCACACGCCATAGTATGGATCACTCATTGCTGCGTCTCCATCCCGGCATTCAAAGCACAGTTCTTTCGGAAGTTATCGCAGTATATCGTAAGCATTTCATCTGCGGAGCCATCACCTTCATTGAGCCACACCGTGAGGTGTAGCATGGATAAGACGGTTATGAACTCCTGCGGGTTGTTGGTGAGGCCTCGTATAGTTCCGTAGAGGCCTTTGTGAAGGTAGATTAGCTCTTGAAGGCGTTCGTCGGAGATAATATCACTGCGTTGGGTCATTGTCGGTCCTTCCATGCGTTGAATTGATCTATTAGAAAGTCCCTGACGCTGGTTATTCTGTGTTCCTCGATCTCAGTAGGAGTCCATAACGTGACTACACCCTCATCACTTTCCGTCTCAAGCCTTGCCCAAATCTGACCGTTAATTTCCTTTATCTCAGCCACTCTTGGCATCATATAACTCCCATCTTCTTCAGAACCATATGCGCCACGTCGCGGTCGTTTTGGGTAAGGCCTTGTTTCACAAGTTCCTTGGAAGGATAGTTGGGTCGAGTGTAGACTTCGCCGGAGTGTTCCACATGCATCGCGCCAAGGTGATGCAGGCATTGTGAGAGGCCTCCTTCGGAGCGTGGGAAGCAGGCTACGTATGGGCCGTTGATCGAAGGTAGCTGAGCGTAGATGTTTCGCTCATCCGCCCAGACCATCACTGCGTGTGGTGGCGCGGCGCTTTTAGCAACGGTGGCATTCATCGAAACCTCCCAGCTGCAAAGAGCCAATCATCACGCCACATTGAATGGTCGGGTGTGTGCTTAGGGAATGGATTATCCTCAAGCTTGAAGCCTTTGGCATGGGCTTCACCACCATCCTTAGGTATCGGCATTAGAGCCTCCTTTGCATGTAGCGTTTTGCAGGTAGCTTCGCTTCTGGCTCACCCACTGCATCTGCAATAGCATTGTGAACCTCAACCACCTTGTCAGGATGATCCATCACAATCATGGTCACGCCTTCTGGCAACTGTGGTACTTCAACGAAGGTGATGGTTGGAGAGGCAGGGATTGAACCTGCGACCAAAGGATTATGATTCCCTTGCTCTACCACTGAGCTACTCTCCATTACATCAACTAAGGGTTCCTCAGACTCAATCCACTCCTGCCCCATCTGCACCCATCCGCCCCTGTCAAAGTCAAAGAACCACTCATCCCCAACATGTTCCCTGTCTATAAAGCGTGGGAGCATTTGCCTGTGTCGGCAGGTTGGTCGTACCCCTGCAGGACAATCACACTCTGCGAGGGTGCATAGATAGGATGACTCAACATTCATATCATCGTCGAACTTAGAGATGCGATACTGGTCCCCAGAGTGTCGGCAGTTGTATAGGGTCATTTTGCCCATCCCTCTCTACGTTCACGCCTGATGTCCATTTCAGACTCATCTGTATAGTGAATGGTCCTTGCCTTGGCGCAAGCGGCGTCCCACCACGCGCGGGTAGGTACAGCGTAGTGGTGCTCTTTGCACCATTCACAATAAACTGTATAGGCATCAAACTGCATGGCTCCCTCTCACGATTAGAATGAAGGCATAGATACGATAGTGTGCCAAGCGCTCCCGCTGGCCCTTGCGAAGCAATACACAAATGTAATAAGGCTTTGTCATCTTGTCTTTAAATGTGCGGATGACCACTTCGTCAGTGTAATAGAGCCTATCTCCGGGCTGTAGCTCTGTCGCTCGCTTGGAAAGCATTAGAATTTTCCATTATACTGTTTTAAAATCTGACACTGTGGAGAACAAAAGTATATCCTTGTAATTCTCGGAGCTAAAAACTCGCTGCCACACCATTTGCATTCGTGAAATGTTAATGTTGGATTGTTTTTAAGTGTTACACATTGAGGTGAACAGCAATATGCATTTGATCGTGGTGGTTTAAATTCGCTACCACAGTAATCGCATAAGCGAGTGCCATAGCCGCGCCTAGCACCATGGGTTTTGTTGTAGTTCTGACTATCGTACGATTTCGCGGCTGCCTTTGGATTGTATACATGCCGAGCGCAGTCACATGTATACTTACCTTCTTTAGTAAAAGGCCTTCCGCAGTACAGGCATTCATATTTCATGGCATGGCTCTCGATTATAGGTACTATTATACTCTTTTTTTTTGAAAAGTCAAGAATAAAATAATTCCCTGGTATACCTAGTAAACAATGGACAAAAAAATGGCCAGCATTTGCGCTGGCCAGTTGGGGAGGTAGGGTTAGCTCTGCCTTACAACTTCTTCCCACCATTCCTTGTCAGTCTGCTTCACAGGCTCTCCAGTCTGGCCCTGCCCGGTACCACCACTGACCGTTGTGATATCGCTTGATGTAGTTGTGGTAGCGGGCTGGGAAGGGGGGATGGCACTCTGAACCTCATTTGAAGGAACAGCGTCCTGCGAGGTTACAGAACCATGGGCTGGGGCACCATAGGTTTCGGCAGGAGTAGGGTCCGTTGCACTCTCACCACTCCCCGAAGATGTGGTCTCTCCAAGTGAAGAAGCCGTGGGCTCGCTGTGGGGAGTATCTATGGTGACGCCTAAAGGGCTTGGATCAGGCTTTCGTTCAAGCTGTTCCCTTGCCGCCTTGAGTGCAGCTTGAGCCAGCTCATCGTTAGCTCTGGCAGAGTCACGCTCATACTCAACCTCGCTGATGCGCTTGTCCAAATCCTTATTGGCCTGAATGAGACTATCATACTCATCCTTGGCAATCAGGAGTGGTGGGGCTTTACCCTCAACCGCCGCAAGAGTCTTGAGACAGTCTCCGACGTAGCTACGCACAAGTGTAGACAAAGCCGACACTTTGTCGCTCTCTTCCAAAGCACGAAAGCCAGCCTCATCGCGTTCGGCCTCCACCGAACGCAGCTTGGCTTGGAGTGCCTCCTCGCTTTGCTTCAGCTCATGGATGCGTTGTTCACGACTGGCGATGGTTTGGCCATCGATGATGAGCTTTTGCTCAAGCTCATGAATGTGCCTGCGATATTGAGGTTCAGCATCTAAGGCTCGCTTGGCTTCGCTGATGCTAAGTAGCACAGCAGAGATATCGTTTGGGTTGGTCATTTGGCATGGTCTCCGTTACGCAGGGCTCATTCCCTGCGTCTATAGAAGACCCCTGAGACCTTGCGGGATGTACCCGTAGGGAAGCTCAGGGGTTGGCACTGCTGGCGCCGAAACTAAAGTACTTGAGTGATCCTGACAATCTCCGTTTGAGGTTACGCTGCGACGTGTCCTCAGACTCAATCATTGCTCATTCAAGCTGCACTAATGCTGGTATTAGTGCGCGGTAGTGTGCTGAGGCTTTGCCCTCGGGGCAACCTTAGCGGCCTCCGCTGCCGAAATCGGCTTGCCTTCACCCTTCTTGCGAGGGGTCGGCGGCACCTTCGGCTTGGCCTTAAAGGTTTCATCGCCGGCCTTTTCACCGAGCATGGCCTTTACGTCGAGGCCCTTGACCGGCATGGCCGCACGCTGAGCGAGGTTCTCCTCAGCCTTTTTGTAGAGTTCCGAGTTGGCAGCAAGGACATCCTTTGCATAGGCCGTGAGGGTCTTTGCATCGAATGCGCTGATCTTATACCCGTTGCTGCGCAGGGTATCCTTAACCAATGCCTTCGCAAGGCGCATGGCTTCGGTCTGCACCGCACCGCTGCGCTTCGTTGCGCCACGGGTCTTAAGCTGGCCTTCATAGAGGCCATGCACCATCTTCAGTGCTTCCTCATGAATGGCCTTTTTCAGCTCTCCCTGCTCTTTCTCAGACTTCTTGGTGATGCCCGTAGAGAGCTTCGCTACGGCTCCCTTGGACAAGATGGCCTTCAGCCCTTCCACGAAGATGGCCTGATAGACATCCATATCCGTGATCTTGCTGGAGTCCACTTCGACTTCAACACCGCCCTTGACCATGATCTTCAAGATCACGCCATTCGCGGTTTCTGATACATCAGTCATTTGCGTACGTCCTTTCACTGACGTCTAGGTTAGAGAGTTGGCGCTATCACCGTCGCACGATGCCGGGGGCATATGGTGCCGCAATCTATGGCCTCTCTCAACGCCCTAAGGCGGGTAAGCTTGCGCTGCCCGCCGTAGAGTGATAGTGAGATGGGACTCGGACTCAGCAGTTGGATTTGGCTATGTGCATTATCACAGTGTCACTGGCCATTGCCAATACCAATCTCATGCCAAGCCTGAATTGTTCGGCGTTGATGTGGCCGAACACGAAGTCATTACAAAGCATATGCCATTCACTCACATACGCTCGATCAGACTCATTCATTGCCTCGATACGCTTTACACCATCTGAAACATACATAGGCATGACTCCTTTCCTCTGGCTAAGCTTAGCACATGTTGCGCCGCACAATCAAATCACATTTTCGTGAGGCGGTAGTGGAGTAGAGGTAGGGCCAATAGCCCTGTTACGATCATTCATAGCGCTGCTCCCCACATAGCCACGATCAGGCTCAAGCCAATGATCGTGTAGGCGATTGAAAGCTTGCGTGTGTCTGTCATGCTACGCCCTCCAGCACATAGATTGTATTGAGGCGTGCCTGCCTATTCCGCAACCACCGTGGCGGCACCCTGCTGGCGCTAAAGGCAGTCAAGACAACTGCTAAGGTCAGGGTGTTCCTCAGCTCAAACCTATAGCCATTGCCTTGGTTCAACTCATGCCTTGTGATATGATAGAGCCCTTTCATTTCCGTCCCTCCCTCTCAACATGCCAGATGTACGCACTGAGATGCCCAAGGACATAACTCTCCTCAGCTGTCCTCACACTCATCTGCAACCGCCCTTCCAACGCCTTTGCCAACTCAAGCGTAGTGGCATTAGCAATCAAGTCTTGGATTGTCTGATTCATGGCCTTGCCCTCCAATACCAAGTAATCCCAAGCCTGCCTATGGTGAAGAAGTGCAACCCACCAACCTTACGATAGCTCATGGCCGCCTCGCTACAATGATCTGATACGAACAATAGTCCGGGTAGTTCTCACTCACAAAAGCAATCAGTGCCGTGAGTGTGTTAAACTCAGTCTCAAGATAGTGCGTTTCAAGACTAGTATTCACATATGAGAGTTGATAAGTATCGCTGTGCATGGCATAGCCTCCTAAGCCTTAGGCCTATTCCCTTGGCCCGTCCATCTTGCGCCCCAACCGCCCCGCCGTCAATTCACGATCCCGTGAGGCGGAATGACTTCTGATGATGAGTCCATTATACTCTTTTTTTCACAAAAGTCAAGCCCTTTAATTCCCTAATCAAATCCATTATCCCCTTGTAGTCCCCTAGTACCTCCCTCATTATCCCCTGATCGCCTAGTGGCAGTGGAGGGGGGCCGTGGGCCTGTACTATGTCTAGAGAGAGAGAGATGACGAGAGACAGACTATACCTACCACGGGCACCCCCACCTGTGACAAGGCCATGAGGGGCTAATGAGGGCTCTACAAGGGTAGCACTAGGCTTACGCAGGTGTGCAGGGGGAGAGAGATTGAGTCATCTGCGATGGCCTCTTGTGCACTGCACACCCTGTCTGTTCCTGATATGTTCGATCACGATTTCGTGATTTGCACCTGGCCTCGATCCATGAGACAACCGTCGAGTCGGCAATCAAGCCGCACATTTGGAGCACATGCCCATGGCTATCCTTCCTAACCTCGCTGCTGAGAACGAAACCCTTAAGGCAATGTTGGCGCAAGCTCAGGCCCAGCTAGCCGCCGCCCAGAAGCCCAAGGCAATAACCCTCAAAGTCTCAGACAAGGGCGCACTTAGCATCTATGGCCTTGGCCGCTGGCCTGTCACTCTCTACCGCAGCCAGTGGGAACGCCTGCTCGGACAGAGCGACGCTATCCGCTCATTCATCGAGGCCAACGCTACCCTCCTCGCGGTCAAGGCTGACTGACATGTGCGATGAAACCGACGACAAGATCACCTATCACTACGGCCGTACCCATATCTATGTCTATCGCGGCGAATACTTGATCGCTATCATCCCGCGCCGTTAGGCTGGCATACCATGGCCTCTCACCTCTTCGGGGGTGGGGGCCAAAATTTTGTCTCCCGCTGCGGCCGCAGTAGTGCCCCGCGCAAAATATATATATTTCCAGTTTCCTGCCTATTGCAAAAATAATTAGTTCTTGACTTTTTGAAAGTTCCATTTATAATGGACCGGGAGAATGGAAAATTCTGAGGCAGTGCCGTGCTTAAGGATGATGGGTTTTTGGAGATTTCGCAGGTGCTGCACTGTGCGGTGTATGCGCTTGTGAAAAGAGGGGAAGTGGTTTATATCGGGAAGAGTAAGAAGCCGTTGCGGCGCTTGCTTGAGCATCGAGGGTTTGTGATGAAAGGGATTGCGCAGGTCCCTAAGATGTCTTTTGATAGCGTTTGGATTCTTGGGTGTATGCTTGGGCAGTTGGATACCCTTGAGCAGATGTACATTCGGAAGTACCGGCCCAAGTATAATATCGTGCACAATCCTGATCGAGGAGCTTTGGTCATCCCTGAGGATATCAAGAGATTGTTAGCGTTGATCACGCCACAACTTCCACCAGACCGAGACACGTTCCGGGGGCCGGTTGGCCCCTATATGGTAAGAAGGTTATGAACGCACCTGTTCTTCATCGTGGCAAGTTGGCACGCACCCCAAAGGTCTTGGGTGTGCGGCCGCTCACGCGTGAGGATATGCAGGCTCTCCAGGCCCCACGTCCGCCTCAAGGCAGGCCAAAGGCCATGCGTGAGTCTCACCATCGCCTGGCCCGGATGGTCGCGGCTGGGCTTCGCACCGAAGACATCCTCACCCAAACCGGCTACAGCGGAACTCGCTTCTACACAATCCGCTCCGACCCCGCCTTTCAAGAGTTGGTGGCGATGTATAAAGAAAAAATAGATTCGGCGTTCGTCTCAGCCCAGGATGAGTTCTGGGAAACCGCAACCTCAAACATGCGGAGGGCCGAACGCCAAATCGAAGAGCACCTTGATCGTTCCGATGAGTCTGACGAACTGCTCCCACTCAAGACCCTCCTGGCCCTTGTGGGTGACCGTGCCGACCGCTTCGGCTACGGCAAGAAGTCAACTCAGCGAAACGAAAACCTAGACTTCGCCGCCGTGATGGAAGAGATGGCTCGTGCCTCTGGCCGCTCCAACGTCATAGACGCAAAGCCGATACCGCCGGTCCCGCTGGTCCCTGGCGGTGATGGAGGGGGAGATGGCTGACGCAGTTCCCGGCATGGCTCCTGTGGCGCCGTCTCCCTCGACAATTGATCTTTGCAGAAGTTCGGCTAAAATCAAAGGATGGGGTGGGTGGAACCAGAACTAGCTAAATGGCTGGTCTCAGTCCGTGACGATCCCCTTGCGTTTGTGATGGGGGCCTTTCCTTGGGGCATTGCTGGTACCCAGCTCGAAGCCTTTGATGGGCCAATGCCTTGGGCCAAAGAGTTGATGCGACGCATCAAGCTCAAACTCGTCTCGGTCGAAGACGCCATAATGGAAGCCACCGCCTCCGGCCACGGCATTGCCAAATCCACAACCGTGGCTCAGATCACCCTTTGGGCCTTTACCACCTTCCCTGACTGCCGCGGCGTCATCACTGCCAATACCGAAACCCAGCTCAAGACAAAGACCTGGGCGGAACTCGGTAAATGGTTCAACCTCCTTCGCCCAATCATCCGCGAACACTTCGAGCTTAAGGCCACAGCCCTTCTCTCCAAAGACCCGTCCCGTGAGCGCACCTGGCGCATCGACATGATCCCATGGTCCAAGACTAACCCCCAAGCCTTCGCCGGCCTGCACAACAAAGGCAACCGGCTGCTCCTGATCTTCGATGAGGCCTCAGAGATCGAAGACATCATTTGGGAAACAGCCGAAGGCGCCTTCTCAGACAAAGACACCCAGCTCATCTGGCTAGCCTTCGGCAACCCAACCCGCAACTTTGGTCGTTTCCGTGAATGCTTTGAAGGCGGCCGCTTCCATCAATTCTGGCACACTCAACAAATCGACAGCCGCGAAGTCCCCATCACCAACAAGAAACGCATCGACGAGCTGATCAAAGCCTATGGCGGTGTCCAGAACGACTACGTCAAGGTCCGCATCCTAGGCCAGTTCCCCTCGCAAGGCTTGATGGAGTTCTTCTCCGCTATCGAAATCGACCTAGCTATGAGTGAGGACCGAAATGTCTATGTCGACCTACGAACGCCTCTTGCGATTGGAGTTGACGTGGCTCGCTACGGTCGCAACAATAGTGTTATTTTTCCTCGAAAAGGTCGAGACGCACGATCTATCCCGCGCAAAATCTATAATGGAATATCTACAGTCGAGCTCTCTAATAACGTCTTCGACTGCTGGAGTGCTTGGCACCCTGACGGAATCTTCATTGACGGAGGCGGTGTCGGTGGCGGCGTCGTCGACAACTGCCGGGCCAAACAACTCTACGTAACTGAAGTTCAATTCGGTGGTAAAGACATCATCACAGGTGTCTCTACAAATACCTCCGGAGAAAAGTACTTCAACATGAGGGCGGCCATGTATGGCGCCCTTCGTGCGTGGCTTAAGGTAGGTGCGCTTCCAAACGACCCTGACCTGCGCACGGCCATGCTTGCCATCCGCTACACCTTCAACGAACGCACCGGTGAAATCCAACTCCTCTCCAAAGAGGACCTTATGGAGGATCACCCAGGTCTGGTATTGGACGACCTCGATGCCCTTGTCCTAACCTTCGCCGGGCCCCTCGCTATGAACGACACCGCTGGCCGTGAAGGTCCTCAAGCCGTAATCCACGTTAGTGAATACAACCCATTCGATCCAGAACACATGGAGGCCGCGTGATGGCCAATGCCCGTTACCAACTCAAAGCCGATGTCTACATGCCCCTAAACGGTCAATGGCAAATCGTTCAGAGCGGCACTGTCTTCGACGATGACATAACCAAAGCTTACGCCACCGCTCACGTAGTGGTCCTCAGCCCTGGCGAACCCGCCGGCTCCCTCGGTCCCCACGGCAAAGCCACCTCAGTTAGAAACGTTAGGACACTCTGATGGTCAAAATGGATGCACCACAACAGGCGGCCTTGCCGCAACTCCCCAACACACCTCCACCCCCGCCCGTCTTTGCTTCAGCCCCAGCCGGGCAAAAGCCAGGGAAGAAGTCCGCCACACCTTCATTCATCAACTCCTCAGCCCTTCCCTCACCTTCAGCCTCAACCGGCGGGAAGCAACTCGTAGGTCAGTGATGAAGAAATGGGAATACAAAGTAGTCAGTGCAGGCCTTGAACCTCTTCGTTGTATGAATGAAACGGGACAGGAAGGTTGGGAGGCTTTTATGGTTGATAAGAAATTCCTCAGTGAAAGTGAGGAGATCAAACTAGAGTTCTATGTCTGGCTCAAACGAGAGATTGAGTGATGCCTCAGGCCCCAATGCTCCCTCCACAGATGGCTCAGCAGCAAGCAGCCGATCCAATGAACTTCCTCCTTGCCGCTGCTGACTTGCACAACCAAGGTCAACTCTCAGATCAGACTCCAACCTCCGTAGTCCCTAAGGGCAAGTCCCTTCCCGCCTTCAGCAAAGGCCAGCGCCGACCTAAAGGCACAATGAAGATTCTCAAATGAACGCCCTTGTAGACCATCGCGCCTTTGGCCGCAACACCGACACAGCCACGCCTCAGGACGAACGGCTCCGCTCCTATCAAGTAGGCAAACTCATCGGCCTCCGAACCAACCGCTATTCATGGTGGACCCATGCCAGAGAACTCGCCGACTACATCCTCCCTAGACGATACAAATGGCTCATTACCCAAAACCAACAAAATCGAGGTTCGCCGATCAACCAACATATTCTTGATAGTACCGGTACTCTCTCAGCACGTAATCTCGCCGCAGGTATGTTCAGTGGTATCTGCCCCCCGAATCGTCCGTGGCTCAAGTACGAATGGGGCGCAGTAAACTCCTCTATGACCGGCCCTGTGCCGATCTGGCTCAAGGCCTGTGAAGACCTCACCTACCGCGTCTTTGCCGAAAGCGGTTTCTACACCGCCATGGCAATCTTCCTTTTTGATTTGGTCGTTTTCGGCACCGCCGTCCTTCTCATTTATGAAGACTACGACAACGTCATCAACTGCATCAACCCCTGCTTCGGCGAATACTACATCGACATCGACGGCAAGTACCGCCCCGTCATCTTCTACCGTGAGTTCACCTACACTATCTCTCAAACCGTCGACGAGTTCGGTTTGGAAAACTGCTCCACCGCCGTCCAGCAAGCCTTTGACAACGCCAGTGGCGCTTACACAACCCGGGAGATAATCGTTGCCCATGCCATCGAACCGAACACCGATCCGGAGAAGTATGGGATTCCGGCTCACTTCAAATACCGAGAAACCTATTGGGAGTGGGGCGGAACCGCTACTCCGCAGGGTGGCACAGTTGCTAAAGGCTTCCTCCGCAAGCGTGGCTACAACGAGCGCGCCGCTATCATCGGTAGATGGGACCTCGTCGCCAATGACCCGTATGGTCGCTCGGTTGGAATGGATGCGCTCCCGGACATCAAGCAGCTCCAGCAAGAGACTCGCCGCAAGGCACAGGGCATTGACAAAGGGATCAACCCGCCCCTAGTCGCCGACGTCCAACTCAAGAACCAACCAGCTTCGCTCCTCCCTGGTGGCATAACCTTCCTTCAAGGAATGATGGCCACCGGCAACGACGGCATGAAGCCAACCTATGGCTCGTGGAAGCCAGACATCGCGGCCATTTCCGAAGACATCAAAGAAGTCCAAGCCCGGATCAAAGACACCTTCTACAACAACCTCTTCCAAGTCGCTTCGCAGTTCGAAACCCGTTCCAACATAACCGCTGTTGAGTGGGACATGCGGAAGAGCGAATCGCTCGTGATGCTTGGCCCTGTCCTCGAACGCATCCAGCACGAAGTCCTCATGCCAATCGTGGAACGTGTCTGGGCCATCATGCGCCGAGCAAACATCCTCCCTCCCCCGCCTTCTGAAATAGCCGGGCAAGAACTCGTCATCAAATTCTCTTCCATCCTTCAATCATCTCAAAAGGCCGCCGCGGCTGGCTCGATCGAACGCATGCTTCAGATGGGCTCGACCCTGGCCGGTATCGACCCAGCCGTCGTCGACAACATCGACTTCGACATGGCTATCGACATCTACGCCAATCTCCTCGAGACCGACCCCCGCATCATCCGGGCCCCGGCCCAACTCACAGCCATCCGCCAGCAGCGTGCCCAGCAACAGGCGCAAGCGCAGCAGGCTCAACAGGTCGAAGCCCTCTCCAAGGCTGGAGCCAACGCTTCCAACATCGACGTGGGTGGTGGCCAGAACCTAGTCCAACGTATGTTACAAGGATAGGGCCGTGTCCTATGACGCAAGTAACCGCAAAGACATCCGCCGCGCTGAGAAGGCTGCAAAACAAGCGGAGCGCTCGCGCGTTGACTACACCAAACGCATTATGTCTGACACTCTTGGACGAGAATGGATGCACAATCTACTTTCTCGATGCAGTGTCTTCCACACTCCATTCGTCCGAGGATCGATCGACGGCACAGCGTTTAACTGCGGTTCCCAAAACGTCGGCCTGCAAGTCTTTGCCGACGTTGTCACACATTGTCCCAATCAATATATCTTAATGATGCAAGAGCATGCCATAAAGGAGCTAAGCGATGACCGACACGACAGTGACCAACGTAGCACCGATCCCTCAGCCGCAGGGGAACCAGAGCGAAGCTCGGACGCCGGACGGAACGTTGAAGGATCAGGGGAATACGATCCCTTCAGCACCGCCGACGGAGACGAAGCCTGAAGGCGGCAGCTTTCTCACCCAAGAGACGAAGCCGGAAGCGAAGCCTGAGGGTGAAACTAAGCCTGAAGGCGCACCTAAGGAAGGTGATGAGCCGAAGCCTGAGGCTGGCGCTCCAGAGAAATACGCCGACTTCAAATTGCCTGATGGCTATACTCTCGATCCAGAGGCTGGAAAGGAAGTGACGGGTCTCTTCAAAGAGCTTAATTTGAGCCAAGACCAGGCCCAGAAACTGGTGGACTACTACGCCAAGAACTCTCTCCAAACTGCCGAGGCCCCATACAAGATGTGGGCAGATATGCAGAAGGAATGGGTTAACGAAATCCACGATCGCTTTGGTTCCAAAGCCGATGCCACTCGCCGGGACATCAACTCAGCCATAACCAATGCCCTGCCCCCATCCCTTGCCAAAGCCTTCCGCACTGCCATTGATCTAACCGGTGCAGGCTCAAACCCTGACATCTTCGAAGCCCTTTCAATCTTGGCCAAGCCTCACCTCGAAGGTAAGTCCGTGCCAGCAGGCAAGCCTTCGGGCGAAGCCAACAAGGCCCCAGGTGCCCCAGCAGCTCCTAGCCTCGCAGAGGCCATGTATCCACATCTCGCGGCCAACCGCGGAACGTAATCCACGTGTCCACCCCAGAGGGGTAGAACAGCGTAGCTCAGAGGAACCGAGGATAGAATGACCCGAACTCAAACCCAATAGGGAAGCCCTATGGCTCAAGCTATTATCGGTACCACTGCCCTTACCTATGCTGATTGGGCAAAGCGAATGGATGACGGCTATAAGGTAGCCGCTATCATCGAGCTTTTGTCTCAAACAAACGAAATCCTCGACGACATGATGGTCGTCGAAGGCAACCTTCCGACCGGTCACAAGACGACCGTCCGCACCGGCTTGCCCCAAGCCACTTGGCGCTTGCTCAACACTGGTGTTCCCAATGCCAAGTCCACTACGGCCCAGCTCGTCGAAGCCTGTGGTAACTTGGAAACCTACAGCGTGATCGACAAAGACATCGCTGACCTAAACGGCAACACCCCTGATTTTAGACTAAGTGAGTCCCGTGCCTTCCTCGAGGGCATGTCTCAGCAGGTTGCCTCCACCATGGTCTACGGCAACCAGTTCTCCAACCCGGAGCGCTTCACTGGCTTTGCTCCTCGCTACTCCACCAAGACCGTGGCGAACAGCCAGACTGCCAATAACGTCCTTGATGGTGGCGGCACTGCAAGCACGAATACCTCAATCTGGGTAATGACCTGGGGCACTGACACCAACCACGCCATCTTCCCCAAAGGGAAATTGGCAGGGTTGCAGCAGCGTGACATGGGTGAGTGGCCAGTCACCGACTCGGCAGGCAACACTTACCAAGCCTACCGCGAACACTTCAAATGGGAGATCGGCTTTGCCCAACGTGATTGGCGCTACATGGCGCGGATCGCCAACGTCGACGTCACGCAGCTCACTGGCGTTAGCGCGGCGAACCTCATCAACCTATTGGTTCGTGCGCTGTACCGACTCCCGACTGCGCCGGTATCTGCAACGACGATCCAAACGTCAGACACGCCTGCGGTTCGGGCTGATATGGGTCGTACCGTCATCTACGCCAACCGCATCATCCGCACTTATCTTGACCTTCAGGCGATGAACAAGACCAACGTCTTGCTCCGCATTGAAGAGTTCAATGGCAAGCCCATCACCACCTTCCGCGGCATTCCGATCCGCACGGTTGATGCAGTTCTCTCTAACGAGGCCCAGGTGGTCTAAGGAGCAAAGCTATGATTCTCGATGGTCTTCTGTATTTCACCGGTACCTCCAGAGGTGCATCTGGTGTTCCTGCTTTGGGAGCACAGACTGATTTGCCCACCACAGGCACTCAGGTCTCATCCAACGCCCTTGATCTTGGCATCACCGGCCTTCCAACCTCTGCCTCTGGTGGCGGTGCCCGTGACATTGGCATCGGTGACGACCCGGCGATGAAGCTTCTAGTGATCGTCACTACAGCAATCACCGGTGGCACTTCACTTCAGCTCAATCTCCAGGGAGCCCCTGATAACGGCTCTGGCGCTCCTGGCTCTTACACCACCATGCTCTCCACGGCAGTCTTCGCCGAGGCTGTGTTGATCCAGGGTGCCAGGTTGATGGATGATGACATGCCTCGACCTGTTCCGGCTCAGCCACTACCTCGTTTCTTGCAGCTCCAGTACATCTCTGTTGGTACTCACTCTGCTGGTGCTCTGCAAGCAACCCTCGTCCTCGACCGCCACGATCTCCCTGAACAGTCCAATGCCGTGCTGGGTGGTTACCCTGTTGGCATCACGGTCGCGAACTAAGGGAGATGGCAATGACCAAACTCAAATCGCTTCTGGCGGGGGTGGTCATTGCCGCCCTTGCCTTCGGCCTTGGTGCCGTATGGGCACAGCAGATTACGTCTCGTACCCTCACCGGAAACGAGACTTGGACGGTTGCAGTAGGTGGGCCTCAGGGCCCATCCATGTTTACCACTGTTGCTCAGATGCGTAATACTACTGGCGTGCAAACTACTGCCCTTACCACCGGTACGTTTTCAACGCCAATCACCACTAGCAATGTGATAATGCTAGGTGCTGTCACTGCCCTGACAGTTAATCTACCTCCACTTCCATATGACGGTCAAATATTTGAGCTAACCAACGGCACAGGCTCTACTATCACCGCGCCAACTATAGCCTCAACCGATGGCTCAACTATCGTCAATGGTTCCGCAGGTCCAACTTTAGCGGGAGCAAGCTTTGAATGGCGATATGTTATCTCCACCACCTCTTGGTATAAGATGAGGTAATGTCATGAAAAAGCTTAGCGCCGCACTCTTACTCTACCTGGGGCTAGCCTGTGCGGCGCTGGCCCAAACAGCTATCATCCCGATACAAACCACAATCAACCAAATCCAGAATTCTGCTACTGGTACCACCGGTTCAGTTGTAGCTACCCTGTCTGGTACCTCAGGTCAGTGGACCTACATCTGTGGCTTCACAGTAACCTCCGCAGGTACCACTGCTGCGATCGCTGCCAATGTCACTGTGACAGGCATTGCTTCAACGATGAATTTCACCTATGCCTTTGTCTCTTCTGGCCAAGGTGCTTTAGGCGTAGCCTTCCCAGCTTGTATTAGCGCTTCAGCCGCAAACACCAACATAGTAGTGACCGTTCCTGGTGGTGGCACAGGTACAACCGTAGCGGTTAGTGCATGGGGGTACCGCGGATGACTTGGCGCATCGTAATTATCATTCTTCTATGCTCTGCTGGTGCGGCTGACGCGCAGCTACTTACTGGTATTATCCGCGCTAGCACAGGTGGTGGCGCTGTTGCTCCTCCAACCTGTGTTGGTGCTATTGATCTCTCTAAGGGCTGTGCCCTACCAATGCTGGGAGGCGTGGGATGAAAAGGCTTTTATTCGTTTTAGCACTTCTACTGGCCAACCCAGCGATTGCGGCCGATAACTATACCGCAACTGCTGGCTCTGGCTTAACATTCGCCGCCAAGGACAATGGTAGTGCTGTATTGTTTTCGCGGTTCATTGGCTGCGACAATACCACCACGACTCAATGTTGGGTTGTAGATGCATCAGGTCGGCTGACGGTTAACGTTAACGGCACAGTCCCTATAAGCGCCGCTGCGAGCGCAGCCGTTGATGGTTGGGACTTGACGCAAGGCACCAAGGCGGATGCAGCATGGGTCTCTGGCTCTGGCTCAGTGGTTGCAATTCTAAAGAATATTGCAGGTGGTGTTGCTAGTCCTATCCCAGCTGGTACTGCTACAATCGGCAACGTAAACGGCGCTCCAAACGTAACGCCAACAGCCTGCTCCGCTACTGTAGTAACAGGAGGCACTGCTGTTAACGCTATCACTGCACAAACGACCCTGCACGGATTTACCATTGCTAACATCGATACAACAGAAGTCCTGTGGATGTCGTTTACAACTACAGCGGCCGCGAGTGGCACAGATAGCTATCCATTACCCCCTGCCACAGCAACAACCTTTGCTGGATTTGGATCGTTCACGACGCCTCCAGGCTTCGGCACAAATCACGCAGTATCTGTTGTTGCTGCCACCAATGGACATAAGTTCTCCTGCACTTGGTGGTGAGTAATGAAAAAACTGTTATTTGCAATTTTGCTGCTGTTGCCTGTTTCTGCTTCAGCACAATTCAACGGCTGTTCCGCGGGGTTTTGTGTGCAGAGTGCTGTGGCAGTATCTAATACTTGTACCGGCGGCACGCGCACTACGTCGGGCGGTAATACCATCATTACATTTACCACGAGCGGGTCTTTAGTGTGTCCGGGTGGGTTCACGGCAAACGCCTTACTGGTTGTCGCCGGCGGCGGCGGTGGGTCAACTGCTGGCGGGGGCGCTGGCGGCTATTGTGCGGTTGGAGGTTCACCGACTTGCGGTCTTGGAGCTACTTTTGCGGTATCATCTGGAACAACGACGGTCACTGTTGGGGCCGGAGGGAACGGTGGGTCTCCAGGCGCTAACGGTACCGACTCGATATTTTCAACGATTGATGCTGCTGGTGGCGGTGGGGGCCAAGTTATAAATACCACTCCTGGCATCAATGGCGGCTCAGGCGGCGGAGCGGGCTCTGCTAGTAGCGGCACTGATGTGGGTGGCACGGGAAGCCAAGGCGGAAATGGTGGTACCACAGCAGGATTCTCAGCTTCTCCATTCCCTGCCGGCGGGGGCGGAGGTGCGGGTGGAAATGGCGGAAATGCTACTGGAGCTTCAACCGCAGGAAATGGTGGAAACGGTACCAGTAATTCCATAACGGGGTCCGCAGTCACCTATGCTGGTGGTGGCGGCGCATCGTTGTTCTCCGCCGGAGGCACTGCGGGCACTGGTGGCAGCGGAGGTGGGGGAGCCGGCAGCGCATCAGCCATCGGAACAAACGGGACGGCCAACACCGGCGGCGGTGGGGGCGGGGGCGTGGGCAGCCCGGGCGGAAATGGTGGCTCCGGCATCGTCATCATATCCTGTGCCACCGGAAATTGTTGAATCAGGTCATTGGAATGAAAATCTCTCGGCGGGAACTACTAGCTGGCGCAAGTGCTATGTCTATTCTCAAAGTCGCACCATTACACGCTTGGACTCATGGCGCTGTACAGTTCTCCCAGCGTACCATATTCAACATGGATTTCATTCTCTCTGGTGAATACATCTTCATCGATCATTTTAGGATGCCCCAGAGTGGGGGTCTTGGTCCATTTGGAAGCAGTTTTACAGGCGTTAGTGACTACTTCAATAAGACCTTGTTGGATGCAAACGGTTGGTTCATGGGCGCGCTGAGTGGTAGCGACTCAATCGGGTTTGGATTTCTGATCCCGCACACTTCCAGCTTCTCCGGTCCCTACATCATATGGGGCACGGGCGAGGGGACGTTCAACCTTGGTGGTGGCCTCACCTACACCGTTGCAAGTCCGGGCACCGGCGGCGCAGCAGGTAAGGTGACATCCGGCACGACCTCCAATGTCACTGTTGTATCGAACGGCACCTACACCGTGACCGATACGGCTGGCACCGGCTGGACTATCCTAATTAATTCGGTATCGGGCGCGTCTGCGTCGGGTCCGCAGAACGTGCCGTTCCAGATTACTGCCAATCTGCCCACAGCGAATGGAAAATATCTCGGTTACAACGGGGCTCTAAACTTCTTCCGCTCGGCCGATGCATCTGATTTTCAGGCGGGAAAAATCTTTCGATCCGCCTACAAGAACAACATTGTTGCATTAAACCCTTCCGCTATCAGGTTCATGAATTGGGTTGGCGGCAACCTCAACAATTTCGATGATCACACCACCCGATGGGAATTCCGGCAAACGCCGAACATCATCGGCACGATGAATAATACGATCTCTCCCCCGTATCTCGGGGCAACTGCTACCGGCAACAAATTCTCGCTTGCAAGCGCAACTGGAATGCCGGGCTCGATGCAGCAGGGCGAGGTGGTTTCATTCCGGGCAGATGCTTCCGCTGTTCGGATGCCTCCAGCCTTCACGGGGCCGTCCGCTGTTACGGTAGCCAATCCTGGCCGGGCGACATGGACAGCACACGGGTTCATCACGGGGGACGTTCTGATCTGGCGTGTGTCATCTGGCATGACCGGGCTGGATTATGTACGCGGCACGATTACGGTCATAGACGCTAATACATTTGACATCGGAATCGACACCACGGGTCAGCCTGCATGGGTCAATGGCAGCGGCAGCGTCACGCAATATATCACCATGAATGTTGGAGGGCGCGGCGATTTCCCGACGATGTGCCCTGATGGGCAGCAGGCTAGCGGCACGTTTGGGGCGGGCAGCAATTTCCAGACCGGGAATTATTACACGCTATATTTCGATAAGAATAACGCAGCGTCGAGTACTACGATTGGCGGTGCGCCTACTTATGGCACCTGGCATTTTGCCATTTCCCCCGCCCCACATAAATGCGGTGTCCCGATCGAGCTTTGCACGGCGCTGATCAACGAGATCAATGCGCTCTACACGACGCAAGGCCCGACGCACATGTATATGTGCTGCCCAATGATGGGCCTCCTATCGTTGGATCAGGATTATAGCTCCGGTTCGAATTGGGCAATTAATGCTGTCACCACGATCTTGAACGGCGCGAACGGATACGCGGGGCTGACTTCGAAGGCCAATCTGTTTTTGGAGTACAGCAACGAAACATGGAACACGAGCGGTGAGGGTTCGACCGCAAACTATCTCACGCGCGTTGGTCAGTTGCGTAATGGTGTCAACAATCAGTCTACCTACACCTCAGTCCGTTCCGGCGTGATGGTGCAGGATGTCAAGGGAGTTTTCCCAGGCAATAGCCGGATCAAATTCGTGATCGGGTTGCAGGGCGCGCAAGGTATGGGCATTGCCGGCACGCCGAACTATGATCGAATCAACGGCAGTCCTTCTATCAACGGAGATACGTCGAACTCGTGGGCTCAGGTTGCATCGTTCACGGGAGCTATCTCGTCCGCTGGCGTTCTAACAACTTCCGGTGTGACTGGAACGATCAAGGTCGGCCAACTCGTCGCAAGCGTCGCGCTCCCGGACAGCATCAAGTACCAGTTCGTCACATCTCAGTTGACGGGTCCGGCTGGAGGCGCTGGAACTTACCAACTCACCTCGGCGCAGAGCGCCGTTGGCAGTCAGGCCATGACATCCGCGTTCGCGCCGATGTCACTGTACGATTTCGCCAACATGGCTCCCTATATTGATGTCGGGACGAATTGGAATTCGACGGTAGTTGTACCCTCGGGCGGAACTGGTCTTTCAGCATTGGCCGACGATTACGTTAATAACCCGTCGCATCAAACCGCCAATATCAATGCCTATATGGTTGGTCTAACGACGGACAACGGTTCGGGTGCCAACGGCACGTCATTCTATACAACCATCATGCAAACCTATGCCTCAGTGATGGGACACCATGGCCGGACCAAAAACATCATGTGCTATGAGGGCGGATGGAATCCGGCAATAGCCGGAAGCGGTCTGACAGCCAACGAGATCACATTCCTCTATGCCGTCCACAACAGTCAGCAATGGAGTGACGCCTGGATCGCCTTCGTCAATCAGTTCAACATTGCGAATGCGGCATTCCCCGGAGAGTTCACCCGCGCTGGCTCGCGTTGGGGCCATGCATTGCCGCCGAATGGATCAAACTTCCTCGATACCTACTCGGGAACTAACGAGTTTGGGGCTTTGGATGTGACGTGGACGAACTTGGGAACGCGGAACAACGCGTTGAGCCTCTAATAATCGTATTCACAAAGGAGAACTACAATGGCAAGATGGAAACTAACTGAACCTCACTACCTAAACTGCCCCGACGAACGTTGGGAGCACACCGCTATCGACGCGCGCACCGGCAAACCAGTCCGTAAGACATTCAAGGTTCCAAAACACTTGGACCCTCGAGTCGAAGATGATTGGAACCATCGCCCAGCCAATAATCAGATGGATGGCGAAATCCATATCTGCTGGCCCGGCAAAGGCAAAGATGGTGACATCACCTTTGAAGGTCAGCCCACTCCTGGGATGTTTCCTCTTGATGATGAAGCCAAAGCCGAATCCGCCAAGTATGATTGGACCCCAACTAAAGGCACGGATGAGGAATCTCAGCGAGCTAGCTTCTATGCGAAGCTTGGGGACCGCTTGGTGAATCATCTCACTGACATGAAAGCCGATGCCGCTTCGGCCCCACAAGCCCACGGCATGGAGAAGTTCCTCGAAGCTATGACCATGATGATGGCTCAGAACCAACAGATGTTGGCGTTGCTTGCCGGAAAGGTATCTTCAAATGAGGATGAACTTACGCGCCAGGCTAAGGCTCTTGGTGAGAAACCTCCGGTCTATATGGAAGAGCCTCTTCCTGAAGCTGAGGTGACCGAGGCTGAACTAACTGAGTCAGCCTCAATCGCAGCTGCTAAGGAAGTTGCAGAGCAAAAGAAGACTCTAAACAAGATGATGAGTCGGAGAGTCTGATGCCAAGCAAATCCAAACCTCAAGCCCGTCTCATGGCAGGCGCAGCGCATAACCCTGCGTTTGCTAAGAAGGTTGGAGTGCCTCAAGGCGTAGCCAAGGAGTTCAACAAGGCGGATGCCAAAACTGGCATCCTACGGAAGAAGAAAGGTTCTTGAGATGCCATCTCAGTTAGACCTTGATCAAGGAGGCACCAATCGTCAGCTTCATCGTGTGTGGCTTGGTCCTTCTATTGGTTGGATTGAAACTCCATATACTTCGCTGCTAAGTGTGACAACCACAGGTACTACAGCGCTTCTTCGTAGTACTACTCTGGTATTGGTAAACGTGGTTGCTACTGTCACGATCCAACTGCCTTCAGCCAAAGCCTCAGTAGCAGGTGACAACGTCATCCCAGGTATTGCTGTGGCAACACCTGTGGTTGTAGTAGATGCTGGTGGCAATGCCAATGCCACCACACATCTAATCACCATCCTTCCACTTGGTGGTGAAACCATCGACGGCCTTGCCTCAATCACAATCCAACAACCCTATGGCGCCTACGTACTGCGCCCAAATCTCTCCTCTGGCGGATGGACCTTACTCCAATGAAACGCTTAGCCTTTGCCCTCGTCCTGTGGCTCACCCCCTTCGCTGCCTTTGCCCAGTGCAATGGCGTGTTTCCTGCCCTGACTCTTTGCGGCAACCCTACAGGTGCGCCTGGAATTCCACAAGCTGTACCTAACTCTGTACTAACAGGTGTCCCAGGAGGCTCGCCGGGACAATTTCAATTTAATAACTCCGGTGTCTTCGGCGGAGTTACGATTCCAAACTGCACTGTTGGTTCGTTGCAGTATAATTCAAGCTCTAATACATTCTCTTGTACAGCTCCAGCTAATACTACTGTCACTGGAGCAGCAACAACTTACACTTCTTCTCAAAATATTGTGAACCGCAGCAATGCTGGCGCGCCTATGTCGGATTTGCTTCCTGGCACAGGCCCTGGGGTTCTTCCTAATGGATCATCACTTACTATAGTTAATGCCGATACTACCGGGATTTTATCTATCAAAACTGGTGCTGGCGCATCGATCTTAACCGCCAAAGCCTCGTCTGGTTTTGTCTACTTGTGCCCAGGACAATCTATTGTCTTCAATAGTGACGGCTCCAATTATCGTCAAACATCTCCTTGGTTCCGTTGTCAGTTTCAAGCTAACACCTCGATCTTTATTAATGCAGGCACCGGTAGTAATTCCAATGACGGCCTAACCTCTTCTACTCCATTTGTGGATATGACATTTGCCTATTCATTAGTCCAAAATAGTTTTGATATAAATTCTAAGGTCATTACTTTTTCTGTCGCTAATGGTACGTATCCGCAAACTACTATTAGTGGGCCATTGGTTGGAACAAGCAGCCCAACTAATTTAACCAGAACCGTGCTTCCAGTTCTATTTGTTGGAAATCCAGGTTCTCCTTCTAGTGTTATTATCTCATCATCACTTACCTTTGGTGCTGTGCAAGTTATGTATGGTGCTGTTGCTAACTTCAATGGATTTCAAATAGTTAATTCAGCATCTAATTCTCTTTTTGCTCATTTTAATTCTGTTATACAAATGCAAAATATAGTGTTTCCAGCCATAGGAGCTTTTAATCACATAACCTCCGAATTCGGCGCTGATATAGTTATATTTGGTAACTATACTATTAGTGGCGGTGCTGGCTGCCATATGATAACATCTAATCAAGGTCAGATAGAAACAAATGGCGCTATAACTCCTGTTGTTACTTTAACCGGCACACCCAATTTCAGCTCTGCATTTGCATGTGTGCAATATCCTGGGATTATAACGATTCAAGGTCCAATAACATATTCAGGAGCTGCAACTGGAGCACGATATGGCGTGGGAACAAATGGAGCTATTGTTGGTACAGGTGGAGTGGCTGGATTCTTCCCAGGCAACTCTGCTGGCACAACTAGCAATGGTGGGCAATACAACTGAGGAATATAACTTATGGCTGATATGACAGACTCCGATCGTCTTGATCGCATCGGTAAAGACATGGCAATTGTACGTCAATTGTTGGTTGAAGTCGTCAACTACATGCGAGACGCTGAAAGTGAAGTACCCGAGAAGATGCGCCGCTTTATCATGTACATGCATGATGTTCATGATGTCGCTTATATGTACGAAGAACGTGGACACCCAGTCCCATCCCACGTTCTTCGTGAATTGGAGCGTTGTGATGATCGCTATCGTCAATTACTTACAGAGCTTCACATGGATGGAGGTACGTTCGAAAAGGTTCGTCGAGACATGGCGAAGGACCCAAACAATCGTTGGGATCACACAAGGCAATTGAGTAAACCAAATGGAGGCGTGTAATGAAGCAAGGCAGAGCGGATATCAAAGGCACTTACGATGGCAAGGTTGAGCCTAATTCTGAGTTCGTGAACCCAGGAGCGGTCTCGTACCTTGGTAACAAGCTCGGTAACCATACCACCGACGACGGGGACTTTCCCCTTAAGATCGACCCGTGGGGTGCTGGTCGTGGCTACACCCCTCCAGGCCCAACGCCCGCTCCCCCAGGAGTCGGTGGTGGTAGGACTATCCATTCCTCTGGATCACAAGGAAAGCACAAATGAACACCGAAGAAGAAATCGCTGCGCTGTTGCATATTCATGAGAAGGCCTCGGCTCATGGTGACATGTTGAAGAACATCGCTGATGGGGCTTTGAAAAGGCTCAAGACTATCAATGATGAGATGACGGTCAAGCCTGTTGAGCCTAAGGTCGATCCGGTCTATCCTATACCGACTGATGACGGTCCGTCTGAGCCTGAGCCTTCAACCCAGCCTACACTTTTGGAAAGGAAACTCTAATGAGAGACATTCTTGGTGGCTTCGGCCCTGAGTCAAACCAACCCATGCAGGCGTCGGCTGGTAAAGGAGGTGTAACTTCTGGCCGAGACGTGAACCGCTACGCGATGCCGCAGGGGCCGAAGAATATCATGGACTCTAAAAGTCCAGGCCTGCACGGCACCAACCATGGCACTGAGAATGGTTGTGATAGCTCTAGTGAGAGTGGCTCCGCTGGTATCGGCGGAACCAACCACGGTTGCTGTGGAAGCCAAGGGAGATACTAATGCCTGCTCAAGTGGACATGGTTAATCGTGCCCTGCAAACCTTTGGGTCACGCACGACCGTGACCGCGGCTGAGCTAGGCTCCAATGGCTCCAACGAAGCAATCCAAGCCAACCTGATCTACGTTCCTTTTAGAAGGAGGTTGCTCAGGTTGGCTCCTTGGCAATGTGCTTTTCAAACTGCCAACCTTACCTACATCTCCTCAGTCCCAGGCACGCCTGAGAACACATCCCCTGCCACTCAGCTCTGGGCCAAAGGCCAACCTGTTCCACCTTGGGCCTATGAATATCAGTATCCTGTGGATTGCATCCGCATGTGTTGGATCACTCCACAGACCGCAACAGGCTTTGCCTCAGGCATCCCAATCACCACAGCCGTAACCGGTGGCGCCCCAACCTTCTGGCAAGGGCCACCGGTTAAATACACAACCGCGATTGATCAATTCTTTGGCGTAACCGCTGCTGCGCCAGTAGCAGGAGGTACAGGCTATGCCATTGGCGATCAGATCACGCTTGCTCAAGCTCCACAAGGCTCGGCTCCACTCGGTGCTCCCGCTGTTCTTTCGGTTACTAGCATTGGTGGTGGTGGCAGCGTTACTGGTGTTAGCGTTGTTAATGTCATCCGGGGGGAGGGTTCGGTCGCCTCCCCGGTTATCATCGGAGGAAGCTACTTCACGAACCTTGTCGGGGCAACACAAGCACAAGGCTCAACGACCGGTGCAGGCACAGGTGCAACCTTCACCCTGACTCAAAACACTACTTCCAGTGATCAACGTATCATCTTAACAAACCAAGAGTTTGCCATTGGCAACTACGTCCGTGACGTGACTGATGAAGCTATCTTCGACGACGACTTTCAAGAGGCCTTCGCATTCATCCTCGGGGGAGCCCTTTGCAAAGCCCTCACTGGAGACAAAGCCGCAGCTAACTTTGTTATCACTCAAGGTAACAGCATCATCAATGTCGCTCGAGGCAACGATGGAAACGAAGGCCTTCGTGTCAACGACGTGACTCCTGATTGGCTCCGCATACGTGGTATAGACTACGTTGAGGACTACAGCGGACCTTACAACACTGGCTTTAACTGGGGGGCCATCTGGCCAGGATACACATGAACATCTACTGGACTGTCTTTATCATCTTAATCCTCCTGGGCTTCATCGGTGGTGAAACCTATGCCCTCTGCACAAACAAGCAAACTCTCTCCCGCTATGTCTGGACTGTCTCCAAATCCTTCCCTCCCCTACCATGGGTCGTAGGGGTTTTAGTTGGTTTCCTCGCCTGCCACTTCTGGTGGGGTGGTATCGTCTGCTTTGCACCGGTGCAGTAAATGGGCCAGCCTGTAATACAAACTTCCTTCAACTCCGGTGAATGGGCTCCTGCTCTTAACGCCCGTGTTGATCTCTCCAAATACCACAGCGGCGCAGCTTTGCTCCGCAACTTCTTCGTCGACTATCGCGGTGGTGCAACCACTCGACCCGGCACTAAATACATAAGCCAAACTCGATCAGGCGGTACCGTCCGCCTGATCCCATTTCAAGCCTCACTCGGTGTCAGCTATATACTTGAGTTTGGTCTCAACTACATCCGTTTCTATAACAATGGCGCGCCAGTTCTAGAAGCAGGACAAGCTCCAACTAACATCACTAATTCTAACCCGGGTATTGTCACTCTTGCCTCTCATGGCTATTCCAATGGTGATTGGATTTTCACCAATGGCTTTGCTGGAATGACCCAGTTGAATGGCAACACCTATATCGTTGCTAATGTTACCACTAATACCTTCACCCTCACCGATCTCGTTGGCAATCCAATAAACACAACTAGCTTTGGTGCCTTTGGCGCTCCGGGAGGAACAACCCAACGAGTTTATACAATCACCACGACTTATCTAGACACCGAAGTCTTTGGCATCAAGTATGCTCAGAATGTTAACATTCTAGTTCTTTGCCACCCAAATCATCCCCCAGCCAAACTTGTCCTTAACACAGCAGCTAGTTGGACCCTGTCTCCAATTACCTTTGGCTCAACTATAAACCCTCCAACGTCAGTTTCTTTATCCTCGACCCTTACCACTGGTACAGTTTTCTACGGATATTTAGTAACTGCCGTTGACATTAATGGGCAAGAATCAGTGCCAGCCGCAGGTAGTGGTGGCCCTGTTGCTGATATTCGCAGCACCGCAGGTACTAATACATTAACTTGGGTGGCCGCAACTGGTAGTAATGTTGTCAGCTACAACGTATACCGAGCGTTACCATCTTATAGCGCCGCAGTTGCCACAGGCGTTCCGTATGGCTTCTGTGGAAATGTAACAAGCACAACCTTCCAGGATTCCAATGTCGTCCCCGACTTTGGCCAGCCTCCACCCATAACACAGAATCCCTTTGCTGGGTCGGGGGTTCAGACCGTAGGCGTTAATACTAATGGATCATACACTTCAGTTCCAAGTGTCTCATTTACTGCCGCTCCAGCGGGTGGAGTCACAGCATCTGGCAACGCTCAATTAGGGGCAACTTCTGTTACTATTGCTAATGGTGGAAATTTCTATAGTGGTGGAGATATACTCTCAGCTTCAAATGGAATAAAAGTAACCGTTGGCACCGTTGGGGCTGGTGGCCAAGTGACTAGTATTGGTGTAACTAATATTGGCCTTGTCTTAGGCGGCTCTGTCCCCGCAAATCCAATGGCCACGACAGGTGGCGCCGGTTCCGGTTGTACGTTAAACGCA